CCGTCGTCCGTGCGCACAGCCATACCCCAGCCAAGCGCGGGATCGTAGACCGCATAGGGATGCCGGTGCACCCCGTCCTCGCAGCGGATGCTAAAGTCCTTGGACATGCATGAGCTGGGGCCATGCATGATCGCACGCAGCATCTCGTCTGGGTCTTGCGTGATGGTGATACCCCCGACTAGGGTGTGCTTGGCGGTGAGGTCTCTTATGAGGTGGTCCGGGGCTTGGGTGAAGTGCCGCGTCAAGTACTTGCCGATGGTCGTTATTGTCTGCCGGTCTGCCTCACCCGACCGCTCGTCCCGTGTGTACGCCACACGGTTGGCATCTGTCTTGGACTTGTGTGGCCACTCTAGCAGCAGCTGCTCCCAGTTCGTCGGGCAGTAGTGCTCGGTCATCATCTCGACCACGGCGGGGTGCAGCTCGCTGCCGTGCTCCCGAAAGCACCATGTGCGCCTGCTTGCAACGATCCTTGCTGCGGGTAGGAACGTGATCTTAAAGAAGCGGCGGCCTTTGCCGATTGTCCACTTGTAGTCGACGTAGTTGCATGGATGTGTCATTGTCTTTTCTCCTTGAGTGCAGCCTGAGTCGGCAGGCTGCGAACCGTATTTAGTTTTGGTTGTTGGTCAGCTGTGTGTGTATCCGTCGCGCTCGATGCCGAGCCACATGCCTGCGAAGTTAATCATCACGCACTTGTCTGGCCCCGGCAAGGCTTGCTTCCTGAACTCACGGTACGGGACTGTTCCCAGATACCCGCTCCCACAAGTGCGCTTCCAGACGCGGTACATGGCTTGGCGTTGTGCTTTGGTAATTGTCATCATGTCTTTTCTCCTCAGATTGTTTCAACGCGGCGCAGGGTTTCGGCTTGGTCTGTGTAGTCCTGAACGAACGCACACACGCAGCTGTCCCGCCAGACCCAGCACTGCACGTCACCTGTGTCCCAGTCCTTGGCCACGCCGCCGCCGAAGTGCAGCCGCGTTTCTATTTTGCGCATAGCGCCGCGCTCCGTGTTGGCGTGTACTTTGAACCGATGCACCCATTCGTAGTTGGCCTCGCCGCCAAAAGTGTCGGTTACTTCTACAAAATAAACCTTTGTCATTCTCATCTCGTCTCTCCTTGAGTGCAGCCTGAGTCGGCAGGCTGCGAACCGTTTGCTTAACTCTGCGTTTTTTCGGGTCACTGTGACCCGATAGACATTCGTCAGCCTTGCTCACGGCTCTTTTTGGTACTTGGCTTTCATGGCAAGGTATCCCAGCTCGGCCCGCGCCACGTCCGCCATCCGCGCACGCCAAATGCCGGGGGTAACGCCTACCTCGGCTGCCAGCTCTTCGTGTGTGTAGATGCGCCCATTCACCGGTATGGCGTTCTGGTCGGGGAACATGGTCGATTTCTTGTGGCTGTTTACTTTCGGGTAGAACCGGGCAGTTCGGTGGTGATACCAAACGTGTTCGGCTAGTGGGCCGGTCAGCGGGGGGTTGTAGTTGATGTGGCGTTTACTAACCATTCTCATTTCTCCTCAAGGCACAAGCCGTGCCACGTTACGGGTACAAGCTCGCTGGTTTTTAATGTTCGGGCGGCGTGCATAGCCGCTTGCATCTTGCTTATCTGTAGGCGCATGGCCGCGATCTCTTGCTGTGCGAAGACGCGTGTGGCAGTCAACTTAGTATCGGCAAGGGCTACGGCCAAGCGCCGCTCGACTAGCTCCAACTCCTTGGCCGTGCGTTGTATGAGCCGTGCATTGAGCACTTCATGTTGTGGCTTGTGGATTCGGCGTATGAATGGCTGCTTACTCTTGACGCCACGGGTATAAGGCACTGCATCAAAGTACGCTTGCACCCTTTCCTTTTGTTTGGAGGGAACCCAGTCCGTCCAATGTTCGCCCTTGTTGTGCAACCTACGTTCAGCGGCAATTACTCGCGGCATCTCGGTGGTGGTCGCGGCTTGGGCCTCAAGTTTTTCAATCAACACGGTCAGCACAAGCCCGTAGGCATCCAGCGCATCGGCTCTTTCGGGGCTGTCACTTTTCACCTGCATCGTTCGCATACGCTGCACTATCCGGCGTTCGGCTTTGGCAGGGGCGATGATGTCTTTCCACAACCTTGCGTGTTGCCCTTGCTTTTGTGCTTTGGTGCGCTTGGTTTTCTTGAATTCAGCGACGCTGGCCAACACGTTTTCAATAAGCACCGGTGGCATGGCACGTTCGTTGAGCATGGCTCGCAGGGTCTTGAGGCTGTGCCGAGCATAAGTTTTTGGGAAGGTCATGCAATATCTCCAGTTTAAATTACACGTTTCGGACAGGTGTCCATTGAAATCTCACGTTTTTTTAACAAATCGGTCGCTCGCAGCCCGCATGGATGCTGGGTTTAGTCCGTTTCCTGCAATTATCTATCGTTTAAACAACTAGCCATAGCCAATGCTTAGACGCAAAGCTAAAAGCAAATAGCCCCGGACAAAAAATATAACACTCTCTTATATATATATATAAATAAATAAATAGATAGATGGTGTGGACCGCTGAATTGAAAACGCTAGCATCCATGCGGGTTGCGGGGTGGCGTATCGTGTGTCCGGAAGTGCGATATCACCGACACCTTGGATAGTGTAATTTTAGCATGAGATATCGCTCGGGTCACTGTGACCCGAATAAATTCTGCTGTACCGGGGCTGAGTTGTGTTCTAGCCAGCGCTCGAAGCTGGCCTCGCAGGTGAAGGCGATGCTGCATGTGGGTTTGCCTTTGGGTACGGCGCTGGTGATCTTGAAGTCACGCCGGGCTGTGGGGTAGTAGTCGTACAAGTCCCAGTCGCCAGAGGGAAGGGTGAGTGTGCCAACGTGTTTCATGTGGTGCTCCAGAGGATGCCGCCAAGGGTGAAGGCGCCCAGCGCGAAGCTGGCAAGGTGCAGGTAGCTGGCATCTATGCCAGACAAGCCAAGGGTAATCAGGACACCGGAAACGAGGGTGGTGAGGATGTTGAACATGTTGTGCTTTCGTGGGGTTAGCTCTAATAAAAATGCCGCACGATGGCGGCGTGTGCTGCGTTCATCGCGCGGCGTTGTTTTCCGGGTAGCCGGTGCGGTTTTTCAAAATGCGGGTGGCGGAGGAGTAGCCACTTCGCCCAATCGGCGCGTTCCGTTGCTGTCGTGGCCACAGCGTCAATCGCCGTCTCAACGTATGCCCACCTTGAGGTGAGCATTAACGGCGCTATGATTTCCACGGCCCGAGCCTCTCTTTCCAGTGTGTCCGCCATCCAGATGGCCGCATCTATACTGCCATCCTCGCGGTAATAGGTCACACGGCTACTCACATCAGACTGCTGGCTATGTGCCAGCTCGTGGCAGTAAACCGCCATGTCCTCGCTTGGAGGTCTGCGCAGACTCACTGTGTGGGTCTGCGGCCAATAGCAGGTGCTGCCGTCAACGACTACTGTCGGCATTGGGCGCTCGGTCACTTCTGCGCCGATGTAGCGCAGCGCCCGGCGGATGGTTTCGATATCCATTTGTTGTCTTTCAGTTTAGGGAAGGCTGTCAAAAACTATTGACTCGATGAGATTGACAGATAAAGGAACACCGGCCAAGCCCATGCCTGCACCGGTTGACAGAAAAACGGGTCACAGTGACCCGAAACCACTGGGAAACGATTACAGAGCCGCCAAGACCTTTTTGAGCTGCGCAGGGGTCAGAGCCGCCAAGACCTTCAAGGCGGCCGCTACGGGGTCTGTGAGCCTTGCAGCGCTGGCTTTGCGGCGCGTCGTGCCTGCGAGCATAAGCATCACATCCCGAACGACGGTCTTGGCTGCTTCGTACTTCTTGTGACCTGTGTCGAGCGTGACCTTGCCGGACTCCTTTACGTTGAAGCCCGCGCCGGTCTTACCGCACGCCCATTCGATGACCACGGGTCGCGCACTCTCCAGCGTGTAACCCGCTCTATGCATACCTTGAATAAGTTGTGCGCGTTGCTCGGAAAACCTGTTGAGTGTGGAGAAGGCCAGAGCTTTGTTGCATGTAGACATAAATACCTTTTCGGTTCGGGTCACTGTGACCCGGTTGTTATGCGGCAAGGAAATCCCTAACCGCTAACTCTATTTTACCTTGAGGGGTAGAACCATAGTATGCACAGAGCGTTTTGCTCCCCGGTGAACCCCACCCACCCCCCACCAAGCCATATACAGAGGCACGGGGCTACGCTATATAAACACTATTCCCCTCCGATATTCCCCAATTTTGTCAAATCAGTACAAATCCGCACAACACATAATAAAAACTAAAGTACTCATTTAGCCAAATGGGCCACCCCCACAAAATTTTGCAAAATTTCCATGAAACTCTGTCTAACACTAGACATGTACAGACAAAAAATGCCCGGCGAACCGGGCAAAGGGGGCTTTTTAAACCACCAAGGAGAAGCAATGCCGGAGACAAAACCTGCACTGCCGAAACAAGTGTACACTACAGGTTCGAGTCCCGTAAACCGCAGATGCGGAAAACAAGGTACTACGCGCTTATGTTGGATCACCTGTTAGATTTTGAACCACCTGTGGTCAACGCCACGGGGAAAGACGTGGCTGGTCTAGACCGGTCTGCGCCGGAGCAAATACTCAACGCACAGGTCAACACAACGAAGTGGCTTGAGCAGCTTGGCATCGAAGACGACCAGAAGATACTGCAGGAAGCCGAAGCCACGGCAGCACGCCGGGTATTCACAGCACTGGCCACCAACACACCGCCAGAACACACCAAGCACCAGCTGACACAGCTCAAAACGCCAGAGTCGGTGCGTCACCTAGTCACCATGCTGTCCGCGTATGACTGGGAGTTCGTTGAGCAAGCCAAACAGATGCGCGGCATGGCCGTGGCCAAGATCATTGAAGAGACCAACCACCCAGACGCCCGCATCCGGCTCAAAGCCATTGAGATGCTGGGCCGCGTAACTGAAGTGGCACTGTTCACCGACCGGGTTGAGGTCAAGAAGGTGGATATGTCCGACGCCGAAATCGACAAGAAACTACAAGACAAGCTCGACAAGCTGCTCAACGTGGTGGACGTGGATGCCACAACCAGCGAAAACGCACCCGACATAACTGACGTGGAGCCCCACAACGGCAAAGAGTTCTCGGAACCGACCACGGATACGCCTGACAGAACCGACACAAGTGAGCAGTCACTAACATATGAGGCCAGCCCCGATGCAGCTTGATGAACTCAGCCTAAAGCCAGAGGAAGTAGCCGCCATCCGCGCCGCGCTGCCCACCATGAGCGTCAAAGACAAGATGGACCTCGTGGAGGTCTTAGAAGAGCGCGAGCGCAGGATGTCCCTGCAGAACTCACGCACAAACATGATCGACTTTGCGCGGCGTGTGTACCCCGGCTTTAAGGTGGGCCCCCACCACAGGAAGCTGGCCAAGATTTTCCAAGACGTGGTGGACGGCAAAAAGAAGCGGGTCATCATCAACATTGCACCCCGGATGGGTAAGTCGGAGTTTTCGTCATATTTGTTCCCGGCGTTCTTTCTAGGTAATTACCCTAACAAGAAGATCATCATGGGCACGCACACCGCGTCGCTGTCTGAAGACTTCGGTCGCCGGGTCAGGAACATGCTGGAAGACGAGGACTACAACGTCGTGTTTCCCGGCACTAAGCTAGCGCAAGACCAGAAGGCATCGGGCAAGTGGTCTACGTCAGACGGGGGCCAGTACTACGCAGCCGGTGTCGGTGGTGCCTTGGCTGGACGGGGTGCAGACCTGTTCATGATTGACGACCCACACTCCGAGCAGGACGTGAAAGCCAACAGTCGTCTAGCGTTTGACACGGCGTGGTCTTGGTTCCAGACAGGTCCCTTGCAGCGGATGATGCCCAATGGTGCGATCATCGTGGTGATGACCCGCTGGGGCCCGCTGGACCTGACTGGGCGGCTCATTGACTACCAAGTAAAGAACCCGGACTCACCGCGCTGGGAGATTGTGGAGCTGCCTGCCATCTTGAACGAAGGCACGGACAACGAGAAGTCACTCTGGCCTGAGCAGTGGCCGTTGCCGCAGCTCAAGTCGGCCAAGTCCTCCATGGACCCGAGATACTGGAACGCGCAGTACATGCAGCAGCCCACCTCGGATACCTCGGCCATCATCAGCCGTAAGAGCTGGCGTATCTGGCCAACGGAAGATCCACCGGCTTGCGAGTACGTCATCCAGAGCTGGGATACGGCCCACGAGACCAAGAGCACGTCTGACTACAGCGCGTGCACGACTTGGGGTGTGTTCTATAACGAGGAAGAAAATAACGCCCCGCAGCTGATCTTGCTCGATGCGTTTAAAGACAGGATGGCGTTCCCAGAACTCAAGGCCATTGCGTTCAAGCACTGGAAAGAGTGGGAACCAGATGCGTTCATTGTGGAGAAAAAAGCCGCTGGTGCACCGCTCATCCAAGAGCTACGCGCCATGGGAATACCTGTACAGGAGTTTACGCCCAGCCGGGGAAACGATAAGATGGTGCGTGTCAATGCGATCGCGGACTTGTTTACATCGGGAATTGTCTGGGCCCCAGATACCCGCTGGGCACGAGAAGTCATTGAAGAAGTGGCTGCGTTCCCTGTAGGCGAGAATGATGACTATGTGGACACGACCAGCCAAGCACTGCTGCGGTTCAGGCAAGGCGGATTCGTCTCGCTGGACACAGACGAGAAAGACGACAAGATTTACCGTGGGCGCGTAGCCGCTTACTATTAAGGGATACCATGGCAACGAATATCGACCGAGCACTTTTTCAGCAGCCCCAAGGTATTGACGCGTTAGGCGAAGATGAACAGGCCATCGAGATTGAGATCGTGGACCCCGAAGCGGTCAGCATTACCGGCCCCGGCTTTGAGCTGGATGTCCTCAAGGCAGAGGAAGAAGAGCAGTTTGGCCTGAACCTTGCCGAAGACATGGACGAAAGTGCCATGGAGTCCATGGCCAGTGACTTGTGCAGCGACATCGAGAACGACAAGAACTCACGCAAAGAGTGGGAAAAAGCCTACACCGAGGGCCTCAAGCTGCTGGGCCTGCAGGTTGAAGAGCGCACA